CAATGATGCCATCGCAGCAGCTAAATTAGCACACCTTGAGGAAGAAGAGGAAGAGGAGATTGAAGAAGATACCGCACCAGACGTCGTGCCAGTTGAACTTCACGAGACAAAGATCTCCGAACTTACAGAATCTAACAGAGAGCTTCGTGCTCTCATTGTTGAAGCAAAGGATCAGCTTACAAAGCTGAATCTTGATAACGCCAAGCTTGTTTATCAAAACAAGGCTTTGGGCAGCGTCTCCCTGAATGAGCGACAAAAAACACAAATTGTCGAAGCTGTTCAATCTGCCAATTCTGTTGAAGAAGCAAATATGATTTTTGAAACAATTCAAAACGCAGTGGGGTCCTCTCCTGATCAGAGAACACGACCACAGACACTTCGTGAAGCAGTTCAAAGACCTACATCGCTTTTGATCAATTCTAAGAGAAACAACGAGGCAACTAAGGACCCAACTATGGGTCGTATGCTGCGTTTAGCAGGTTTGAATAAATAATAAACAATAACATTCAGGAGGATATAAAAATGTCTATTGTAGAAAGATTGACTGAAGGTATCGTCAATCGTGACCTCTCGACCGAGGGTGCTGCACTTATTAACAAGTGGGAGCAGACCGGTCTTCTTGAGGGCATCGGTGACGATAACCGCAGAAACGGTATGGCCCGTTTGCTTGAGAATCAGGCAAAAGAGCTTCTCCGTGAGTCCAGCAGCATGGCTGCTGGTGACGTAGAGGGTTTTGCAGCTGTTGCATTCCCACTAGTACGCCGAGTATTCGGTTCCTTGATCGCCAACGATCTCGTTAGCGTTCAGCCAATGAGTCTCCCATCGGGACTCATTTTCTTCCTTGACTTCAAGGTATCTACGGATATCGGTGACGGGGAGACAGCAGATGATCCACGCTTGGGTTACCCAACTGATACATCACTCTATGGTGGTGGCGTGGTCGGTAGCCAGTTGACCGGTGGTGTTGACCTTACGGGAGTCAACGCTGAGCGTGGTCCTTACGCTCTCAACAACGGTTACTCGTCACCAACTGGTTCGGTGGTTCTCACACCGGGCATTGCATGCTCCGGTTCCGTCCGCGGTGACGGATCGGCTGACTATGGAAATGGTCGCGCGAATGAAACCGCAGCCTACAAGGTTGCCCGAGCCATTGAGTTTGACCCAGATATCCTTTCTGGTGCTACTTTCTGTGTTGGTACTCTCAGCAAGGCGGCCATTGACACAACCGCTAACTCTGAGCTGAATCCAAATAACTTTATTACGATCACGCCAACAGGTTCAATTGGTGCAGGAAACACCACCTTTGTTCGTCGTCTAACTCGTTTTGACGACATCGTGGCCAAGGATGATGATACAATACTTATCACCATCATTAGCATGGATGGTTCTGTAACAGCAAACGCTCTTTCCGCTTCACTCTTCACATCACGCGGGTTCTCCTTCGCGATGGAAGACAACTTTGACCCAGGTGGCGCCGTTGGTTCCGTCCTTGGTCAGGCTGATTGGGGTCTAGAGAACGAGGCTAAGATTCCTGAAATTGACATTCAGGTTGATTCGGTAGCTGTTACAGCTGTCACGAAGAAGCTCAAGGCCAAGTGGACACCAGAGTTGGGACAGGATCTCAACGCTTACCACAACCTTGATGCCGAGGTCGAGCTTACTCAGATCCTTTCTGAGCAGATCGCCCTTGAGATCGATCGCGAGATCCTTGAGGATCTTGTCCGTGGTGCAACTGCTGGTACACGTTACTGGTCCCGCTACCCAGGAGATTTCCTGGATCGCGAGACTGGTGCCGCGTCTGTAACAACTCAGGACTTCACAGGTAACGTTTCTGAGTGGTACGAGACTCTCGTTGAGACAATCAATGACGTCTCCGCACAGATCCACAGAAAGACACTCCGTGGTGGTGCCAACTTCGTCGTCTGCGGACCAGAAGTTGCCAACATCCTTGAGTTCACAGCTGGCTTCCGTGCAAACGTTACAGCTGATGCTGATAGAGGTGACATCGGTGCCGTTAAGGTTGGCGCTCTTTCTAAGAAGTTTGATGTTATGGTTGACCCATACTTCCCACGTCAGTTGGTCCTTGTTGGCCGACGTGGTGCTAGCTTCCTTGAGAGCGGTTACGTATACGCACCTTACGTGCCACTACAGACCACACCTACTATCTTCGGTGTAGAGGACTTTGTACCTCGTAAGGGTGTCATGACCCGTTACGCCAAGAAGATGGTCCGTCCAGACATGTACGGCTTGGTTGTCTGCAAGGGTCTCGTAGGCTCCTAGAGCGTAACAGACTAACTTAAGGTCAAATTAATGAAAGCCCTGCCTCTTTTGAGGTGGGGCTTTCTATTTATTAATAGAGCAAAAACCAGGAGTCTTCTATGGCAATCCCAAACTTAAACCCAGCATCTACTTCAAATGCTAATATTCTTCCGGTGACTGGAGCCGCGGCAAATGTAGCAGCAACCTTGCCGTTCGCCATATATGCGGGGTCAACCGCATTTTTATCTGGAGCAGCCGATCAAGTTGCCTATACTTATAAGAAACTTGGTGGAGATGTTTTAGATATTGAACTAGCAGAGGGAAATGTTTATGCTGCCTACGAAGAGGCTGTTTTGGAATACTCTTATTTAGTTAATCTATTTCAAACAAAAAATTCCTTGTCTTCTTATCTTGGTGCCACCACAGGGTCATTCGATCAAGATGGTCAAATCATATCTGGTTCAACACTATCGGGCTCTAACATAGCTCTTCGTTATCCAAAATTCGATTATGGCTATGTACGAAGAGTATCTGAAGGGCTGGCCACAGAGGCAGGGTTTGGAGGCTTAGTCCCCATTTATTCAGCATCTGTTGATCGAGTTTCGGAACAACAGGATTATGACTTACAGACTCTAATTTCATCCTCAGCAGCGACCGATACAACCGTGCCATACTATGGGGAAGTTGGAGATAAAAGAGTTATTATTAGAAAGGTGTTCTTTAAGACACCCCGGGCAATGTGGAGATTTTATGGTTACTATGGTGGTTTTTCAGTTGTCGGTAACTTGAGAACGTATGGTCAATATGCAGACGACTCTACGTTCGAGATCGTCCCTACTTGGCAGAACAAACTTCAAGCTATGGCCTATGAGGACGCCCTCCATACGCGTGTTTCACACTATTCATATGAAATTCATGACAACAGATTAAGAATTTTCCCTGTGCCTGACAGTACATCACCGGAAAAGTTCTGGGTTCAGTTTACTATAAACAACCAATACGAGCCTTGGGATGATAATGCCCGCGCCGATAACGGTGCCAAGGGGGCTAATAACTTAAACACTGTTCCGTTTGAGAATATCCCATTTGAAAATATTAATGCTATTGGTAAGCAGTGGATTCGTAGATTTGCTTTAGCGCTAACAAAAGAAATACTTGGTCAAGTCCGAGGGAAGTTCTCCTCTGTGCCTATTCCGGGTGAATCTGTGACCCTAAACGCGTCGGATTTATTGTCACAAGCAAGGACTGAAATGGATCAATTGAGAGAGGAGCTTAAGAGTATCCTTGAAGACACAACCTACGATAAGTTGGCCGCCATTGATTCCACCTTGCAAGACTCCACCAAGAAAGTTCTTGAAAACGTCCCCGCGGGCATTTTTGTAGGATAGTTAAATGGCGCGCAGCAAAAGAACAGAAAAGCAGATCAAAGACAAGCGTTCTCAACGATTTGAATATGTTGGTGATAAAGAAGTAGCGGCTAAGCTGCAAGAGATAGAATTTATGCCCTCGTCTCTGGAGACAATCGACAGAGCAATGCTTCGTTTTATTGACGAAGAACTTAACCTTTTCACCAACACTAACAATGGATTCAAGAAAGTTCCCGTTCTATGGGTCACGTCCGAACGCGCATTCCAGATAAAACATAATAAAGACCTGAGAGATAAGGAAGAAACCTTAATTCTACCTTTAATAACTGTTAATAGATCCAGTGTCACTAAAGAGCAGAACTACAGAGGAACTGTTTTTGCCAACCTATACCCAATCAATGATGAAAAGGGTGGAACTATAACCATAGCCAGACAAATTAATCAAAAGAAGACAGCGGAATTCCAGAACGCCCAAGCAAATAGAAAATACGGGGCTAACAGCAATGTTTCAAGCAAGATGCTTAACACAAACAAGAGAAATATGTCTACGGCTAAAGCTGTCTATGAAACGATAACAATTCCTATTCCTACCTGGGTTAAAGTAAACTACGAAATTTCTATTCGCACTGAGTATCAGCAGCAAATGAACGAGCTTATTCGCCCGTTCATTACAATTCCTGGTAACTCTAGAACTCCAAAGCGTATTGAAGCAGAAGGCCACTATTACGAAATCTTTATTGATGGCGGGTTTGCCAATAATTCAAACCAAGCAAACATTGGTATGGAGCAGAGGAACTACGAAACTAACATTAATATTGAAACACTTGGGTATCTTATTGGAGAAGGTGACAATCAAGAAAGGCCAAAGGTTGTTAAGCGCGAGAATGCTGTCGATATAAAACTTGGCAGAGAAAGATCTATAGTGGGCGATATCCCCGAAAATATAAAAGATGGATTTTACAGAGAATAATTCTCTTCCTACTATTTAACACTATTTACTTTGAACATTTTCGCAATGTAGGAGAACTCAACGAATGTCAATCAAGAATTACCGATTTGTATCCCCCGGCGTTTTTGTCAATGAGATTGACAACTCACAGTTGCCCGCATCCCCAGCGGGAATTGGGCCTGTTATTATTGGCCGCGCAGAGAAGGGCCCCGCACTTAGACCGACAACTGTCAACTCTTTTGAAGAGTTTGTAAATGTTTTCGGTACTCCAAATCCCGGCAATGCCGGTGATGACGTATGGCGACAGGGCGCCAGTACAACCGCTACAACGTACGGAATGTACGCTGCTCAGGCCTATCTTCGCAACAGTTCTCCTTTAACTTACATTCGTCTGCTAGGTGCTGAGTCTGATGCTGTTTCCAGCAACAATCAGGCAGGCGCCGATGAGGCTGGCTGGACGCTTGGCGGTAAAGCATACGGTTTGCTTCTTTTCACAAGAAACTCATCTTCCCAGGCACAAGGAAGAGTGGACGCCAAGGGTGCATTGGCAGGAGTCTTTTACACTGACTCTACTACAACTGTTAGACTATCCGGGTCGATTGTCACAGGCGTTGGTGTCGCCAATGGCGGTACTACATTCTCAGGGTCAAATGTCTTAACATCAAGTTTGGATTACATGATTGGCTCCCGCGCCGGCGGCACCAACAGAGAGTTCACTGCTGAGGTTTCTTCAAGTGTTAGTGGTTCCTCAAAGATTATCTTCAACTTTACAAGATCAGACTCCAAGTACATTCGTAAGGCTTTTTGCACTAACCCGCAACTTACAAATGCCAGAATCACCAACAACGTACAGAGAAAGACTTATTTCCTAGGAGAAACTTTTGATCAGCACGTTGACGAAATCTTGGGAACTTCTAACGCTTCTACGGCAGCTGCCATTGTAGAATTAAAATCAG